GTATTTCGCGCGCGCGGCTTTCGGCTAGCGTCAGCGCTCAGCGGTACCAAACGGGTCTCAGCGTGAGACAAAAGGGCATGGTCACCCCAGCGGTTCACTGGTTAACTAAGCTCAGTTAACTCAACGCTAGAGCCGAACAACTGAGTGCTCGTCACGTTTTCCGAGTTTGCCGCCATCAAGGGATGTTCTAAGGCGGCGGTCACTGGAGCCATCCGCACCCGCATTGCCGCAGCCGTTGTCGAGAAGGACGGCAAGCGATGGCTGGACCGCGACCTGGCGCTGGAGCTGTGGCGCAAGAACACCAAGGCGACGCACAACGCCAAGATCAGCCACCCCGACCCGGCCGAGGTGGAGCTGCCGGCCAGCCCGCGGGAGCTGAAGCGCGCCATCGAGGCGTTGCCGGATGATGCGATCCCGGATCTCAACGAGAGTCGCGCGAGACGCGAGCACTACCAGGCGGAGCTGGCGAAGCTGCAGGTGGCGCAGCAGCGCAAGGAGCTGGTGCCGGCCGATGAGGTCAAGAAGCAGGCGTTCCAGATTGGACGCAGCGTGCGAGAGGCGCTGAGCAACCTGGCGGACCGGCTGAGCCACCAGCTGGCGGGCGAGACCGACCCGGCGGTGATCCACCAGCTGCTGAGCGATGAGCACCGTGATGCGCTGCTGGCGCTGGTTGAGGTGGAGCCATGAGCGTGTGGGAGAGCGCCTTCATGGACGGCCTGCGGCCGGAGCCTCCGTTGACGGTGAGCGCGTGGGCGGACAAGCACCGGCGGCTGAGCAGCAAAGCCAGCGCGGAGCCTGGACCGTGGCGGACGGGAAGGACGCCTTACTTGCGGGAGCCGATGGACTGCCTGAGCACGACCAGCAGCGTGCAGCGGGTGGTGATGATGTTTGCGGCGCAGACGGGCAAGACCGAGAGCGGCAGCAACTGGCTGGGCTATGTGATCGACCACGCGCCGGGTCCGATGCTGCTGGTGCAGCCCACCGTGGAGATGGCCAAGAGGCTGAGCAAGCAGCGGCTGGAGAGCCTGATCAGCGAGACGCCGGTGCTGACCGAGAAGATCGCACCGGCCAGGAGCCGCGACAGCGGCAACACGATGTTCGCCAAGGAATTTCCCGGCGGAATGATGTTGCTCACCGGCAGTAACAGCGCGACGGGTCTGCGCTCAACGCCTTGCCGCTACATCTTCATGGACGAGATCGACGCCTTCCCGGCTGATGTGGATGGCGAAGGCGATCCGGTGAGCCTGGCGGAGAAGCGTGCGACAACATTTGCACGGCGCAAGATCCTGCTGACCAGCACGCCGACCGTGAAGGACTTCAGCCGGATCGAGGCGGAGTATCTGCGCAGCGACCAGCGTAGGTATTTCTGCCCATGCCCCAGCTGCGGGGCGATGCAATGGCTGAAGTGGCCTCAGCTGAAATGGGACAAGAACGACCCGGCCACGGCGGTCTACGAGTGCGAGCACTGCCGCGAGCGGTTCGCGGAGATCCACAAGCCGGCGATGTTGCGGCAGGGCGAGTGGCGGGCGACAGCACCGAGCGATGGCAAGACGGCTGGCTTCCAGCTGAGCGGGCTCTACTCGCCGCTGGGCTGGTTGAGCTGGGCGGACATGGTGGACGACTTCCTGCGGGCGAAGGCTGACGCGCCGATGCTGAAGTCGTTCGTCAACACCCGGCTGGCTGAGACCTGGGAGGAGGACTTCGCCAGCAAGGTGAGCGCTGATGCGCTGCTGCAGCGGTGCGAGCCCTATGCCGCGGGCGTGCTGCCGGAGGGTGCGCTGGCGGTGACCATCGGCGTGGACGTGCAGGGCGGCGGTGGATCTGCCGGCGACCGCCTGGCGGTGAGCGTGTGGGCGTGGGGTCGGGATGAGGAAGGCTGGCTGATCGACCACCAGGAGATTGCGGGCGACCCGTGCCGGCCGGAGGTGTGGAAGCAGCTGGACGTGCTGGTGCTGCACGAGTGGAAGCACGCTGGCGGCGGCAAGCTGCGCGCTGATGTGATCTGCGTGGACAGCGGCGGCCACGCAACCGCGGAGACTTACCAGTACGCCAGGGAGCGGCAGGCCGTGGGCGTGATCGCCATCAAGGGTCAGAGCCAGCGGGGCAAGCCACCCATCGGCAAGCCGACCAAGGTGGACATCAACGCCAAGGGGCAGACGCTGAAGCGCGGCGCGCTGGTGTTCCCGGTCGGCGGCGACACGATCAAGACCACCCTGTTCGGCCGGCTGAAGCACAACGAGCCGGGACCGGGCTATCTGCACTTTCATGCGCAGACGGGTGCGGAGTATTTCGAGCAGCTGACGGCTGAGAAGCAGGCGCTCCGCTATGTGAAGGGCTTCCCGGTGCGCGAGTGGGTCAAGAAACCGAGCGCACGCAACGAGGCGCTGGACTGCATGGTCTACGCATACGCAGCGTTAAATCGGCTGTATCAGCGATACGACCGGAGAACCATCTGGGACCAGCTGGAGAAGCGCCTGCAGAATGGAGATGCTGAGCCACGCAAGCCGCGCCTAAGATCAGGGGGAGCCGCGGCGTCGGCGTTCGTCAACAGCTGGTGAGGCCGTGAACATCCCCGCCCAGATCAGAGCCGGCGATACGGTCAAGTGGCGCGATGAGGCCAGCGCCGACGTGTTTGGCAATGCGATCAGCAGTCAGACCGGCTGGACGCTGACCTACTACCTGCGCACGGATAAGACGCACGAAGGCGCAACGGTGGTGGGCACAGCCTATGGGCGGGGCTGGGAGTTTTTGATCACTCAGACCACCAGCGCGGCGTTTGATGCTGGCCAGTGGTATTGGCAGGCCGAAGCTACAAAAAGCGGCGAGCACATCACCATTGGCGCTGGCCAGCTGCAGGTGCTGGCTGGGCTGAGCTACGCGGGGCAGCCGGCCGCGTTCGATGGCCGCACGCAAGCGCAGAAGGACCTCGATGCGGTGCAGGCTGCGATCCGCGCGATGATCTCGGGCGGTGCTGTTGCTGAGTACAGCATCGGCAGCCGGCGGCTGAAGAAGATGGAGATGGCGGACCTGTTGACGCTGGAAAGTAGCCTTAAGGCTGAGGTGAAGCGTGAGCAGAAGGCGGCCATGATCGCCAACGGCCTTGGCAATCCTCACAATCTGTTCGTGAGGTTCTGATGGGCGTCCGTTCTGCACTGCGCGAGCTGTTCCGCCGCACGCCGGAGACGCTGCCAGCACCACGGCGGCGGATGTATGAGGGCGCAAAGGTCAGCCGACTGACGAGCGACTGGGTGACTGGTGGCACCAGCGCCGACGCGGAGATCAAAGGCAGCCTGCCCCGGCTGCGCAACCGCTCGCGCCAGCTGGTGCGCGACAACGACTATGCGCGCCAGGCGATCCGCGCGGTGAAGAACAACGTGATCGGCACCGGCATCAGGATGCAGGCGCAGGTGCGGATGCAGCGCGGCGGCGGGCGGCTGGATCAGACGGTGAATGATGCGATTGAGAACGCCTGGGCGATGTGGGGGCGCAAGGACAGCTGCCACACCGCTGGCCGGCTGAGCTTCAGCGACATCGAACGACTTCTCGTGGGGTCGATGGCCGAGAGCGGCGAAGTGTTTGTGCGGATGGTGCGCCAGCCGTTCGGGCGCAGCAAGGTGCCGTTCTCGCTGGAGATCATCGAGAGCGACCTGCTGGATGACACCTACACCGGCGGCAGCACGGTCGAGGGCAACGAGTGGCGGATGGGCGTGGAGCTGGACCGCTGGGGGCGCCCGGTGCGCTATGCGTTCCTCACCAAGCACCCCGGCGACAGCGGTGTTGGCGGGATGCCGGTGGGCGCCCCGCGCCATCGGTTTGTGGCTGCCGATGAGGTGATCCACCTCTATCTGATGGACCGCCCTGGTCAGACCCGCGGCGTGCCGATGCTGTCCAGCGCCATCCAGCGGCTGCACATGGTGGCGGGCTACGAGCAGGCCGAGGTGGTGCGGGCACGCGCCAGCAGCGCGCTGATGGGCTTCATCACCAGCCCCGAGGGCGAGCTGATGGGCGATGAGGTGCTCGACGGCGAGCGGGTGAGCAACTTCGAGCCGGGCGTGTTCAAGTACCTGGCGCCGGGCGAGAGCGTGACGGTGCCGCAGCTCGATGCGCCCGATGGCCAGCTGGAGCCGTTCATGCGGGCGATGCTGCGCGCGATGGCCGCCGGCGTGGGCTGCAGCTACGAGACCATCAGCCGCGACTTCAGCCAGACCAACTACAGCAGCAGCCGGCTGTCGCTGCTGGAGGACCGCGAGAACTGGAAGGCGCTGCAGCACTTCATGATCGAGAACTTCCACCGGCCGGTGTTCGAGGCATGGCTGGAGATGGCGGTGCTGAGCGGCGTGCTGAACCTGCCGGCCTACGAGACCGACCCCGAGCGCTACCGCCAGGTGCGCTGGATGCCGCGCGGCTGGGCATGGGTGGATCCGGCCAAGGAGGTGGACGCCTACAAGGAGGCGGTGCGCTGCGGGTTCAAGACGCAGGCCGATGTGGTGGCCGAGCAAGGCGGCGACTTGGAGGAGCTGCTGTTGGCGCGCAAGGCCGAGGTGGATCGTGCGGACGAGCTGGAGCTGTATTTCGACAGCAACCCCGAGCACGAGCACGAGGCTGCCGAGACGCCCGAGCAGGAGATGACAGAAGAACAGCCCGAGCCGGCCGATAATGTGGAAGACAACGTTGATGCAGAGGACAGCGATGGACCTATCGCGTGACCTTGAAGGGCAACTGCTGAAGCGCTCTGAGGTTGCTGACTTCACGGTCAGCGAGGACGAGCGCAGCATCGAGTTCCCGTTCTCCAGCGAGTACCCCGTCTCGCGCTACTTCGGCAACGAGGTGCTGCAGCACGATGTGCGCAGCGCCGACCTGAGCCGCCTGAACGATGCAGCGCCGCTGCTGTTCAACCACGACCCGAACAAGGTGATCGGCGTGGTGGAGCGCGCCTGGATCGACGGGCAGAAAAAGCGTGGCTATGCCACGGTGAAGTTCAGCCGCAATGCCTTCGCACAGGAGGTGCTGGCGGACGTGAGGGATGGCGTTCTGCGAAACGTATCCTTCGGCTACGCAATCAACGAAATGGAGCAAAGAGGTAGCGGCGACTTCGTTGCTACCAGCTGGGCTCCTTACGAGATCAGCGTGGTTAGCATACCTGCAGACCCCACTGTGGGTATGGGTCGGTCACTTGAGACCGATCCTGCGGCCACAGCCGCATCACCAACCCCCGAAACAGAACCCGAGGTTCCGATGGAAAACACCCCCGATCTGACGGCGGTGCGGGCTGAAGCGGCTGCTGAAGCTGCCAAAGCCGAGCGCGCCCGCATTGCTGGCATCACTGCCCTGACCGAGAAGCACAACATGGCCGACCTTGGCCGTCAGCTGATCGAGAGCGGCCGCAGCCTGGACGAGGCTCGCGCTGTTGTCCTCGACAAGCTGGGCGCCAAGCCGGTTGAAACCGTGGCTCCCGTCGAGATGGCCGCCGAGGAGCGTGCCGGTTACAGCATCACCGCTGGTATCCGCGCCATGCTGACCGGCGACTGGTCCAGCCGTGAGGCCGGCCTGGTGCGCGAGCTGAGCAAGGAAGTGGAGAAGTCCGGTGTGGCCAAGACCACCGAGCGCTCCTTCTTCGTGCCCTTCGCTGCCCTGAGCCAGCGCGCCACCTATGTGACCTCGGGCGCCACCACCGGCGGCAACCTGGTTGCCACCGATCTGCTGGCCGATGACTTCATCGAGTTCCTGCGGAACAACGCTGTGATGCTGCAGCTGGGCGTGCGCACCATGCCTGGCCTCGTGGGCAACGTGGCGATCCCCCGCCGCTCCGGTGTGGCTTCGACCTACTACCTGAGCACCCAGACCACCGCGATCACCCAGTCGGAGAGCACCTTCGACCAGGTGACAATGAGCCCGAAGAACCTGGCAGCCCTGTCGAAATACTCCAGGCAGACCCTGCTGCAGGGCACCCCTGGCATCGAGGAGCTGGTGCGTCGTGACCTGACCGATGGCATCAACCTGGCCATCGACCTGGGCATCCTGAACGGCTCTGGCTCCAGCGGCCAGCCCACCGGCATCCTGCAGACCTCCGGCATCGGCTCGGTGGCTATGGGCACCAACGGTGGCGCCGTGACCTTGGAGAAGGTGGTGGACCTCGAGTCCGCCGTGCTGCAGGTGAACGGTGCTGTGAACCCCAACAGCGTGGCCTACCTGACCAACTACAAGGTGCTGGCTGCCCTGAAGAAGCTCCGCGCCGGTGGTTCCACCACTGGTGATGGTCCCTTCCTGTTCAACACCGACATGGCCGGCCTCGGCCGCGGTCCTACCCCTGCGAACCTGAACGGCTACCCTCTGGCCGTCAGCAACCAGGTGCCCAGCAACCTGACCAAGGGTTCCAGCAGCGGCGTCTGCTCCGCTCTGCTGATGGGTGACTTCTCGCAGGCCATGGTTGGCTTCTGGGGCAACGGCCTCGAGATCACCGTGGGCGAGGACCAGGACGACTTCAGCAAGGCTCTGACCAGCGTTCGCGGCATCGTCACATACGATGTCGCCGTCCGCGATCCCAAGAGCTTCGCAGCCATCCTGGACGTGACCACCTGATAGGAGCCGGGGGCGGGCAACCGCCCCCCTTTTTTTCAATGAAGGTTCTGATCGCAAGCGACTGCGCCGCACGCGGCGAGTATCTCGAGGCCGGCAAGATCTACGAGCTGGACGCCGACGTGGCGGCTGAGCTGCTGCGCATGGGTCGCGCTGTGGAGGCGCCGGCGGAGGAGCCTAAGCCACGCACCCGCAAGGCCAAGGCGGAGGCCGCCAATGGCGCTGACTGAGGACCTATCCCTGTTCCTCAACGACTTCGGCGTCAGCTGCACGGCTGGCGCTGTGACTGCATTGGGGCTGCTGGACATGCCCACGCAGGTGGTGGCGGGCGAGATGGTGCTGACCACCGACTACACCTTGACGGCGCGCTTCGCTGACTTCGGCGGGCTGGTCTACGGCGACAGCATCACGGTGGCCGGCGTGATCTACCAGGTGCGCGAGGTTCGGCAGCTGGACGATGGCGCCTTCTGCGAGATCGGCCTGATGCGCCTGTCGCCTGGCCAGACGGCACCGGGCGGCCAGCCGCGTGAATGGAGCATTGGCGACTTGGCTGATGTGAACATCAGCAACGCTCAGCAGGGAGACATGCTGATCAACGATGGCACCAACTGGGTGGACACCAATACCATTGATGGAGGAGGTGCAAGCTGATGGCCACCACCCGGCAACGGATCCAGCTGCGACGGGACACGGCGGCCAACTGGACCGCTGCCAACCCTGTGCTGCTGGCAGGCGAGGCTGGCTATGAGACGGACACCGGCGCGTTCAAGATCGGCAACGGCAGCTCAGCGTGGTCGGCGTTGGCCTATGCCAGCGGCAACCGTTTGCAGGATCTGACGGATGTTGCAGTAGGCAGTCGCGTTGACGGCAGCCTCCTGATTTACGAGGCAGCCACTGCGAAGTTTGTTGCCAACGACATCAACACTAAAATCACACTGACGGACGGGGGCAACTTCTAAGCCATGGCCA